GGGGTGTTCTAGAGCTAAGTATAGTCTAGGGATGTCCTGACACCTCAAAATTCTAATGAATAATGATTTTACAGATCCCTTATTATGGATTAAACAGCGGTTCCACTTCTTTCTATTTTTAGGAAGAAAGGCATCGTGTTGTTACCCATTCAGGAGGATGTTACCTCATAAAGTTACGAATAAGATGGGTTAGGAATTTCCCAATACCTAGTTTTAGACCCGTAAACTCCTCTTTGGATAAGGTCGACTACAGGAGATGTATCATTTTCATATTTAACACGACTAATATCGGTTTTATATGTAAATGCAAAGACCATCGCTTCAACCTCATCTAAAATAGATAAGGCTTTCACTAGGTCTACATTTCCAATCTTTGCATGCAAGTATAGAGTAGATTCAACTCTATCAAGCAATTCAAGGACGTCCATATCCGAACGTAAGTTGATGATCACATCTTCAAAGAATCCAGTAATGGATGCATTTAAAGTTTTATCATCTTTCTTACGAATTAGAGATTGTGATCCTTTTTCCAATATAGAATCATAATCTCTATTCAGGAGTTTAGCCTTATATAAAGCAAGTTGTAACACTACAGCAGATAATTCTGTCTCTAGTTCGTTATAAACTTCCTTTCTAAGGCTTTCGTGAGAGAAAGGGTATGTGTCTTTATCATACTCTCCTCTCAAACAAGTAAGCGATCACTTAAGTATGGATCTTAAAGGAAGGCTGAAAACAGCCTTATCCCAATCGAAATCCTCTTTATATTGAGGATTGATTAAAGATTCCACCACTATTCTATGCTCAATTATTCCTTTATGGAATAAAAGACCTAGAAGTGAGATCGCTTCCAACCCAACCGATTTTATTTTACTAAAATCAGTGGAACTACCATACTTAGAAAGTATGGCACCCAATGCTGGGATAGTGTTTATCAAGCCTTGACGGACTCATGTTACTGAATCTGCAACACGAGCTCCAATCGAAGTTTGAGACATAACTTGTTGGAATGAAATACTAGATACATTTGCTCCGGAAACGATGGTTCTTTTTGCAAACTCAAATACAGGGTTATTTGGAGATACTATGGATTTTGAGAGATTAATCTCAACTCCAAGTCCCTCCATAACTTCCAAGTATTTCTTTGCTAAAGAATCATCGAATATGACTATATCATCACCAAGTACTTCATATCGTTCTTCCCATTTAGAGAAATTCCCTATTTGAGT